CTGATGAAGACTTCGCATCTTATAAGGATGAGCTGGTATCTATTAGAGAAGCCGTTGTTTCCGAGCTTGAGAAAGCCCGTGAAGAAAAGGCTAAGGCAGACGCAAAGGACGCAGCTGAAGCTGATGATGTAGCTGCTAAAAAAGAAAAAATGGTAGAGGAAGAAGAAGACGATGAAAAGAAGAAGATGAAGGACTCCAAGAAGAAAGAAAAATGTGCTGAGTCCGAAGAGAAAGAAGAAGCTAAAGAAGAGAACAAAGAAGATGCTTCTGAGAAAGTTGCACCAGCCCAGATTACACCGGGTCAGGCTGCTATGGCATCCTTGAATATGGAATATCTTCCCAATGAAGATATCAAAAAGAAGTACGCCAAGTTAGGCGAAGCGATGGCCATGAGATTTAAAAATTCTAAAGACGAATAAAGAGTTAGAGGAGGAAATAGGACATGTTTATTCCAAGACAACCAGTTGTAGAGAATCAATTTTGCAGTTTTGCTGAACAAACTGCTACAGCTGCGGCCGGGATCGGAGGGGTCATCGCCTACGCAGGTTCTGTGGTTTATTTAGACCCCACCGCTGCCAATGAAGAACCACTCGTAAAGAAAATGGCTCACGGTGTTACCGAAGTGCCATTTGGTTTTATTATGCAGAAAGTTAAGACTGGTTACCATCAGGTTCACCCAGCTGGATTCTATATGCCAGGAGACCTTGGTTCTAGTGACGTTATTGCTCAACCTAAATACAATGCTTCCGGTACAATCACAGGCACGAAGTCAGCTCCTGTCGGTGTAGCTCATTTGGGAATTTGGGACACAGTTCATTACACTTGTACTGGTGGAACTACCCCATCTGCTAAAATGGCTCCTGGTCAGGCTCTTTACGCTGCTGCTGATGAAGCTAAGGTTACTAACAGCACTGTCAATTCAGACGGTACTGATGATGTTAACGGTGAGCGTTGTTCTGATGTTACGGTTGCTCGTGTTATGAAGGGTGCTAGCTTGGCTAAGTGCTCAGCTAACATTAACAATACGACACTTTACCCAATCAGAATTAAACTTTTGGTTTAAGTTTAAGCTAATATGGATTAAAGCACATTATAGTGCATCCAAAACTAATTAATACAGGAGGAGTTGTTTACTATGGATCTTAAAGAAATGCAAGAGCTGTTTAGAGAGACAGCCAATATTCATACACCAGAAGGATTGGCCGCATATCGTGCTTTCGCAGCCGCTCTGACAACTCCAATCCTACAGAAGATTGAAATGGAATCGATCATGAGACAGCTTTTTGCTGTCGAACGTTTGGCTCCGGGTGCTCAGGCAGTTTACCCCGTTGCTGAAGATTTCGAAATTCCTGTTTGGGTTCTACCAGGTCTCGGTTACGTGGCTCAGAACTTTATTGAAGGTATCGGAGAAGAAGTTTATATTCCTACTTTCACGATTGACGCTTCTGCGGATTGGAAGATTACTTATGCGAGAGATTCTCGTATTGATATTGCTCAAAAAGCCGCTGCTCGTGCAGCCAAAGACCTTGCTAATTACGAGGAAGAGTGTGGTTGGCGTGTAATTATGCCTGCTGCTACTTCATCTTTTAGCGGTAAAGGTCTCTTGGGCTCCCGCCCAGCTCCTATTTACGAAATTAACCCAGCCTCTACTGGTGCCGGTTATCTTTCCAAGGAGCTCATCAATAAAATGATCGTTGGTTTTAAGAGAGTTGGACGTACTCTTACAGACCTTTATGTATCCCCTGAGGATGCAGCAGATATTAGAGAATGGACAGATACTGATATTGACCCAGTCACCAGACGTGAGATTTTCCAGGCCTCTGGTATGGGAAGTATTTGGAATGTCCGTCTTCACGAAGTTCAGCATTTGGGTGCTACCGGCCTTTACAATATTAACGGTAATGGCTCAGCTTATGGTAAGTTTCTTGCTGATAGTGGAAATGAGTTTAATGCTTATACTATTGAAAACCCCAACATTACATCCGCTGATGGAACAATTGCAACTCTTGGTGAGACCCAGGTTCTTGGTTTCGACCTTAGTGTAAACGATTCATTGGTTATGCCTATTAGAAAGGAATACGAAGCCTATGACGATCCTACTCTTCTTCGCGTTCAGAAGCAGGGTTTCTTCGGTTGGGCTGAAATGGGATTTGCCTGCCTTGACAGCAGAATGATGGGTCTGGGTATTATTGATAGAAGCTTATAGTATTTAAATGTCGGTAGCCTGGTAGGAAATCTCTTCTACCAGGCTATTGATACTTATACGGTT